ATGTTAACAGATGCAAAGATAAAAGGTATAAAACCTGCAATTACAAAAAAACGCTACACAGATGGCTTAAATTTATCTCTCATAGTCGAGCCTAAAGGTAGAAAATATTTTGAAATAAGATATAAAAGCCCAGTAACAAAAACCATCAGATCATATAGTGCAGGAACTTATCCTTATGTGAGTTTGCAGGATGCCAGAAAAAAAGCAATGGAGATAAAAGAAGCCGTAGCAAATGGAATAGACATAAAAGATAAAGAAAAAACATTTAAATTTAGAGATATTGCCATAGAATACTTAAATCTAAAAAATGGCAGAGTTACACAAAAACACTTAAATAGGTGTTTAAGATGCATGGAAAACTATATATATCCTACGCTAGGAAACATGGATATAAAAGATATAACTGCAAATATGCTAATAACAAGTCTTAAACCACTAGAACAAAACGAAAAACTAGACACGCTTCATAGAGCACTTAGCATAGCAAAAGAAATTTTTAGATATGCACATATGAGAGGCTATATACATACAAACCAAATAGCAGATATTTCAGCAAACACGGTATTTAAAACATATAAACAAAAAAACTATCCATCTCTTACAAATTTAGATGATTTAAAAGGGCTGATAGCATCTATACAAGCATATAATGGTGACATAAAAACAAAAGTAGCACTAAAGCTTAGTCTACTTACAGCAAATCGCCCCTACAACATCAGGGCTGCAAAGTGGCAAGAAATAGACTTAGAAAATGAAATTTGGACTATACTGGCTGAAAAAATGAAAGGCAAAATAGAACATATCTTACCTCTTTCAAAACAAGTAGTAGAACTTTTAAAAGAGTATAGAAAAATAGACTTTGGAAGTGAGTTTTTATTTCCATAACAACTTTCAAAAACTAGACCAATGAGCGATAATACTATAAATTCAGCACTTCGCAGAATGGGATATAGTAAAGATGAGCTAGTAGCTCACGGATTTCGTGCTATGTTTTCTACATTTTGCTATGAGTATCAACACGAACATAAAATAACAGGTGAAACCATAGAGCAATGTTTAGCTCATAAAACTGGCTCAAAAGTAAAATCAGCCTATGATAGATCGCTAAGACTAGAACAAAAGCGTATTTTAATGCAGTGGTGGGCGGATTTTTTAGAAAATTTAACAAAACAATAATTTTAATTACTTAAATAAAACTTAGTCTAAAATAGACTTTTTTGTATATTGCAAAACATTTTTTCTTTTGCAAGATTAACAAACTCTTTTTTTATCTCAAATCCGTAGCTTTTACGCCCTAGATTTTCACTTGCTCTTAGTGTGCTACCACTCCCACAACATGGGTCGATGACTACATCGCCCTCATCTGTAAAAAGGCGGATCAGCATTTCAAGCAGTTTTACTGGCTTTTGGGTTGGATGGAGTTTAGGGATATTTTCATCATCACGTAAGAAATCCATACAATTCATAACCATTTTGCCATTGTTGTTAAATTTAGGTAGTTTATCTCTATAAAAAATCAAAGCGTATTCACAATATCTTTTAGCAAGTTCTATAAGGCTAAATTGTTGCTCAAAGGCACAAAACACTATCATACAAGGGGCTTTATTTGTCTCTTTGGGCTCTTTTATAAGCATTTTAGAGCAAAAATGCATAAACTCAGCTACTTTAAAATTCTCATCTGTATCAAAAAAGCTTTTACCTGCTAATTTGCTTTCTCCGTTTTTATTATCTCCGCCTACATACCACAATGGTCGTTAAATATCTCCATCTAGTTTTCCTTTACCCGTTCTTGCCACAAACTCATCAACTACATAACCTTTGTTATATACTCCATTTTTAACATACTCAACAATGCTTCTTACTTCGTGCATTATTTCTAAGCTTTTATTAAATGCTCTAAATTTAATCTCTCTCATTTTTATTACCTTTTAAATCTTCAATTTCATCTTTTAGCCGTTTTATTTCTTGTCTTATTTTATTTACTTCTTGTACTACTTGTATCCCAATATCCCTCTCTACTTTCAATCTTTTTAAGGGTTTCACCCATAACTTTTTCAAAATCAAAACCTAAAGAGTTAATCATAAGTTCTATTCTTATAACAGCTTCTATCATATGTCTACCAAAAAATTTCATATAATAAAACTCCATCAGATCTTGCACCATCACACAATACATTTCATTAAAATCAAAGCCCTGTTTTTCTTGCCTACTTCTTATACCCTCGATTTTTGTCATTCTTTCTTTACTTGGTGTATCTGGATAAATAGCATCATAAAATTCATCTTCATCACAAGCATTCATAACAATTATTGCTAAATCACAAAGTTCGGCTACTATACCAACATCATTTTGTTTTGCTATTTTAACCCCTGCTTCGCCTATTTCTTTGCTTATATTAGCAATATAACCAGCTTGTTGATCTTGTAAGCTTATGCCTCTATCTTTACTATATTTTCTTAGTCTTTCATATGTCTCAGTTATCATTTTTCACTCCATATTTATTTTTGCTTTTATGTTGTAAATAAGAGAAGCTGTTTTTTCATTAATAGCTGTAAAATCTTTGACATTAAGCCAAACTACGCCATCAATTTTTTTCATTTTTTACCTTTTACTAATGGCTATAAATTTATTTAAGGCATTTTCATCTATTAACCATACTCTGCCGTTTGGATATTTAAAAGCTTCCAAAACACCGCTTTTTATATACCTCCTAACAGTTATTACACTAATTTTTAGTATTTTTGCCACTTCTTCTACATTATAAAGTTTCATGCGACAAACTCCTTTAATTTTATTTTGCTACTATATATACGCCTACCATCTTTTAAAAATGCTAGTTGCTTATCTAGCGTATCTCTTGCTACACCAAAAAGCACTCTCCAGCTATAATTCCTTGCAATGTTATCCAAGATGAGGTTATAGCTATCTATATCACTTCTAGCAACTTTACTAAACCTACGCCTTAGACTTATTCTCATCTCTATACGTCTCCATCTGCTTAGGCAAGGTAAAAGTGCTTGTTTATGATATTTACTTTCTTTACTAAACTTATCATAAATAAGCACTTTTTTGATATCTCCTACGCATTTATTAGCATATAAAGTTATGCCATCATTCACATTTCCAGCTTGTATAATGCTACCCATATTTACACTTTTACAAGCTAGTTTAAAATCATCTTTTTTTAGCTCCTTGCTATCAGATAATACATCTTTTGCTATATCAACCCACCAAGCATAAACCGCTTTAAAAAAGCTCTTAAAACTCTTAGAGTTTGAGGCAAAAGCCCACGACTAGGCTGATATAGTCCAGCAAAAATTATCATTACATAAGATCCATAACTTTTCTTTCTCTTTTTACAAAGCTCATTTAACTCTGTGTTATTTTCTATACAAATAAGCGTATTTGTTAAACTCTTACCACCTCTTTTAAAGTTTATATACCTTTTCTTATAAGGATGCTTTGCACTACCGCTTAAGGTATGCAAATCATTGCCAAATTTCTTATCTACATACTCTTTTATAGCCTTGTTGCGATTTGTAAGCCTTAGTTTGCTTTGTAGCTCTAAGTGCTTAAGCATTTTAAGAGCTCTTGGCTTTTCTATCACAAAACAAAAAGCATCTAATCCGGTATCTTGCAACTTTAAAGCAAGTTCATCATCGCTTATACTGTTTTCTTTTATTTGGGCGATGGTATCTTTTATGTTTTGCATTTGTTATTTAAAATTCGCTCTGCTTTCAAAAAGCTTCTGAATTTCTACGCTATCAAAAAATATTTTTATATCGTTTTGCTTTGCAAAAACATACTCTTCATAAATGCCCTCACTTTGTGCAACTGATTTTAAATTTGGTATAAAAAGCAAATTACACTCTTTTAGCTTATTAAGGCACATCTGCATGACAATCTCTCTTTTTACATGTCTATATTTTTCTCCCATATCAAGCACAGGACTATAAAACTCATTTTCTTTATTAAATATCACTGATGCTTTAATCATCGCTAAATTTGCCTCAGTCATAACCATATCCATACTCACACCTTGTTTTAACAACGCTTCATAAGGACTTGCAACATATATTTTCATTTCTTAACCCCTAAACTCATTTTCTATCTTAGGAGCTAAAGCGATTTGCCCTTTGCTCGTAATCTTTGTAGTAAAAGTCTGAATATTTCCTTTTGTAGTTGCCACTACACCAGTTACCATCTCAAAATATCCATTATCGAGATACTTTTGATAAGGCTTATTATCTCTCATCAAATAGCCATTATCTCTAAGCCATTTAAAAAGCCTTTTTTGTCCTACATTTAAGCTTTTATCCTCACATAAAATCTTTGCATAATCCCCTATGTTTATGCTAGTTGCCCCAGCTTCAACAGCTTTAGCAAAAACTACATAAGGCTTGTTTGCAAGTTGTTCTAATCTTAAGCTTTGCACCTCTTTTTCTTTCTCAACAGCAAGCTCTAACGCTTCAAGCAGTGTAGTAGGTGCTAATGATTGTAATTTTCTCTCACACTCTATAAAATATTGTCTTATTAACCTACCTTTTTCATTTCGCTCAAGCATTGCAAAGTGTTTAGCAAGATCAAGAGTGATAATGTATTCTATTTTGTTATTACCACCAAAATTACCCGTAAAATCTTGCTCCATTTTTTTGTGGAGCAAGGAATAATCGTAGTTTTCAATCGCTCCAACTTCATCAAGTCTCTTTTTTATCCAAGTTGAAAAATCTTGTTTGCTTTCTAATTTACCCCAAAGCTCCCTAGCATTTACACTATTAACGCTCTCATATCCAATTACATTTTTTGAAACATTTACTAGCTCTTGCATTTCTAACTCCTCATCTCTTGCTTTGCTAATTCTTGGACTGCTTCATCTACAGAGTTGATACCACACTTTTGAAGCTCACCTCTTAACTCAAGCTCTAAAATTTCTACAGCTTCAACTTTTGCTTTTTTATCATCTTTTAATCCTTTTAGCTCCCCATCAAGTCTTTCTATGCTATCTTTTAGCTCAAAGAACTCTTTTAAATAATTTATAATTTTTTCATTCATATCTAACCCCTTGCGACATCAACTATCTTATTATCTTGCTTTCTAAGTATCAAAATTTCATCTTCCCTGCGAACTTTTTCATAATGCACAGGATTATAAAACATATCATTTACGCTTTTTATAGCTCTTTTTATGCCATGAATGTCGCCATTTTTATCAAACCCCACCTCAAATCCTCTACTTTTAAGCTCATCTACCGCTACCATTTTTTCAAGCTCTCCTGCTTGTGTGTTTTTAAATTTACTTCTCATCTTCCACCTCATTTATATCTTTTAGTTTTTTTATGCATCCATTTATCTTGTGAATATGCCAAGAAAGAGTATCTACGATAGCTTCATAATCTTTCTTTTTTAAATTCTTTGTGAGGCGATAAGTGGTTATTAGTTTTCGCAAACTATCGCCTATGTCATACACTTCATTAAATACCATTCCACTTTCAAATCTACTAACTTCCATATCTAACCCCTTATCTCTCATTTTTTGTTTTAAATCTATGCCATAATTTGCAAAAGCCTCTACAAGCTCAGAGGTTAAAAACCCTGTTGTTGCAGTTTTCGCACTAAGTCCTAATTCCTCGCAAAAATCCCTAAGCCCACTAAAGGGCGTATTTTTCCTTATCAAATAATCCAACTTTAGCCCTCTACAATATATGTGATTTGCATATCTCATAATCTACTCCTTTTAAATTTGATATAATTACTAAAAGGATTTGCTAATGGTTGATTTTATACTTACTTTTATTGAAAGCTTTGAGTGGATTTCGTTTTTTATAGGTTTTATCTCAGGTGGAGCGGTTGTATTTTTTCTACAAAGTCACTTTAAACCTTATAAACAAAACTTTAAAACCACTTGCACGATAAAAGAAAATAGCAACATCCAAAAAGTCGGCGTTTATATCCATTTAGCAAACAACGAACCCAAGATGATACACTGCCCCTACTTCGATAAAAAACCTGCACTCAAACACGCACCAAATGTCAAGTTTATAAAAACCTACTTTGACGCATTTATAAAGCACATAAAAATCATTAAAATAACAAATCCAAACACAAACCCCACGCCAAAAAAGTGCAAACAGATTAATCACTCTTTATCCTTTTTATAAAATCCGTCTTGTTTAAGCAACCGCAATCAGCAAGTCCTCCACTCACTACTAACTCCTTGTATGAAATGTAAAAGAACACAAGCTATTCACTCTACAAGCCCCTTGTGATGGTGATTTAAAAACTTACCCACAAGGAGCCAACACAATGAATATTTATCGTTACCAAATAAACAGCCACGACAACTTTTTTATAAAACCATATGCCAAAAGCGGTTGCCACCTTTACTACAATAATTACTGTTTAGGCTTTTATCTTACCCCACAAGCAGCCGCAGATGATGTATATAAGTTTTCCACTGGATGCGATGAATGGGATAACCTTGAGGGCATTACCGAGCCTCCATATGATCTAAAAGAGTGGCAAATCGTTTATATGCATCTGCCATTTTTTTAAGCTCTACTGCCATACGATCGCAAGAACCGGCAAATCTTTTATTTGCATTTGCCATTAAGTTAAGCTCTTTATAACGCCTTTTTGATATCAAGATATACCCTCTTTGCCCAAACTCCGCCCAAGCTTTTAAGCCTATGACATTTTCCATAACATCTGCTCTATCTTGCAACTCTATGCTTCTTTCCTCTTTATTTATGGCTAAATCTTTTAAATTTTTACATCTATATTTTGCTAAAACCTCATTCATAACAATATCCTTTTTATAAATTTAAAGAACACACGAATTTATTTTAATTTTTAAATGTGATATAATTAAAATATATGTTTTGGAATTATACGGCATTTTGAATAATTTGTCAAGATAATTGACGAATTATCTTATAAAAAAGGTAGAAAAATGAGTAATTATGACGAATATACGGCAATTTTAAAAAGTTTGACAAATGCAAAAACTAGTAAAGAGTTAGCTCAAATTTTAGAAATTCCATATAGAACTTTAACAACTTGGCAAACAAGAGGAGATATTCCAAAAACAAGATTATTAGAATTTGCAAACAAATTAGGAGTAAGTATGGATACACTATTAAGCGGCTCAGTTAAACTAGCTGGAAATAACAACATAGCAGCAACAGGTAATCATAATAATATTAATTCAAATGATTTGCAAGATGCCAAGCTAAAAACAGCTGAATTTAAAGAGTTTTTAGAACTATATAAACGATACGGTAGTGAAGAAATGCTTAATGATCTAACCTCAAAACTTAAAGCGATAGAAAAAATCATAAAAGGATAGCAAATGGGTGACCTTTTTTCATCTTTATTAGATAAACTTGAAGATTTTGTAATGATTGGTATGTTTATAGCTTTGATTGTGATTGCTTTTATAGATAATGCTATTAAGAAAAGAGAAGAACAATTAAGTCTTAGGCAAGAGCAAGTAGATATTTTTGGTGACGGTGTGGCAAATGGCATAACAAAAATATTAGAAGACCAAAGGCTAATGCAAGCCGTAGCCCAAAATGGCATTAAAGTTGAATATAAAATAGATATTGATGGTAATAAAAATATCATAATAACAGGAAACAACAACTCAATTTTAAAATAATAAATTTTCAAGAAAAGGAGAACAAATGAAAAAAATATTTATAATTTTACTACTTTTAAGTTTTAATTTGTTAAATGCTGAGGTAGACTGCTCTGTTAAAAAGTATTGCAAACAGATGAAAAGTTGCACTGAAGCTAAAGAGTATCTACAAAAATGCGGTTTTAGTAATCTTGATCGTGATGGCGATGGAATACCTTGCGAAAATGTGTGCGGTAAAAGTAAAAAGAGTAGAAAATGAAAAAGTTTTTAGCCTTTTTAGTATTTATTACACCAATTTTTCTTTTTGCTTTAGATGGTAAAGTTGTCAGAGTAGTAGATGGCGATACGATAGTTATTCTTACAAGCAAAAAAAACAAATAAAAATAAGATTAAATGCTATAGATGCTCCTGAAACTAAACAAGATTTTGGCAATGCATCTAAAAAAGCTCTAGCAGAAATGGTGGCTGGTAAGCAAGTAAATATAAAAGAAAAAGGTAAAGATAGATACGGTAGAACTATAGGTGTTGTTTATTATAAAAACGAAGATATAAATGAACAAATGGTTTTAAAAGGGTTTGCGTGGGCTTTTTTGAAATATTCTAAAGAATATGTAAAGCAAGAACAAATCGCAAGAGATAATAAAAATGGCTTATGGAAAGATAAAAATGCTATCGCACCATGGGAATTTAGAAAGATAGAATAATAAGACATAAGGATATATATGTCAGTAGAGCAAATTTTGCCAATTATCATATCGTTTTTATCATTGATTGTTTCTATCGGTGGTATTATTTATACAAAAACAGTTGAGCAAGAAAAAAGCAGACTTAAAAAAGTAGAGGCTTTATTTTCATATAGGTATGAAGCAGTACAAGAATTTAACAAAATTTATCAAGAAATCAAGTTACAAGACTGCTCAACTATGGAAGATAGTAGATATTTGTATTTAAATAATTTTTTAAATGAATTAAGAGTTGCCATAAAAGATTTCATAGTTAAATATAGTCAAATTTTAAATAATGATATTGTAAATGAGTTAAATGCATTAATCAAATCTATAGATGAAAAAAATGTAAAATCTAAATATTTGGAAGATACAGACTCTATATATAGTAGTGGTGCTTTATGGGAGTGGCTAGAGAGCAAAGAGTGTGATAATCATAATAAAAAGATATTAAATCACATAGAAAATACCAATAAAAAGCTAAAAGAGTTTTTGTTAAAAGAAACAAAACAGTGTTGATATAACAAAAGGATAAAAATGAAAAAACTACTCATAATTATATTGTGTGGATATTTAAGTGCAGCACAATATGAAAAAGAAGCCACAAAAGTAGCCAAAGAGGTTTTAAAATGCTATGTTGAGCCTATTAATTATAGCAAATTAAACCATAATAACAATTAGACAAAATGACACTAGAAGAATCCAGCCTATATATGATGAGATTAAAGATAAGGGATATTATTGTAATGGGCATAGACATTTTATGACTACATTTGATTTTAAAGAAGAATGTAATAAATTTGGTTATAAACCAATAAATACATTATTAATTGGAAATTTCTATCATAATGAAAATTGTGATGTTTATATGATTTATGATAAAAATAGATTGGAATATGAGAAAGCTAAACAAATTATGGATAAATTATATGGATCAAAACACAACGATTGAGCATATAACAAATTTAATATCTGCTCATCAAATAGAAGCTTTTAGTTTGATGGTCGCTATAATTAGTGCAATTATAGCGATATCTAGTTTAGTTTTATCAAAAAATACAGCTAAAAGACAAGATCAGTTAGAAGTATTTAATATTACTAAAAAAATCCTTGATGAGTATTTTGAACTATTCGATAAAAATACTAAAAACTGGATTATATTAAAATTAGAGCCATTAGTTATGGCAAGAAATAATTATATTAAATTCATACGCAAATATGAAACAATATTAAATAAAAATATGGTAAACAAATTTAATAACTTAGATAATATGTTTGCCAATTTTATAGAAGATATACTCAACAAAAAAGAGATACAAAATCAAGAAGAAAAGATTAGCAAAACCATGGAGTTAGAAATGGAAATTTTTAGAGATATGGCAAAACTTATGTCTGATGAAGTATCTAAAATAAAACATTTCTAAAGATACAACTTTACTTTAATCTCCGCTTAAAATCCGAGATACCAAACCTTAAACTCCGCTTTAAATACCACATAGAAACACATAAAATAAATCTCTCTCCAACGCCCTACTCAATGCTATTTCAAACACTTAAATTATATAGTATATCTTTACAAACTAACTTTTAATCTCTTAATTAACCAGACACTAACTCAAATATATTATTTATTTCCATTTTCTTTTATAGGTTCTTCCTGAAGAATTTTTCTAGTTGCAGAGCCAAACCGCGATTTTTTGAGAGTGAAAAGTTGATTTTATGGGGTTCGTTTTCGTTTTTAACGAAAATAAAAAGTAAAATTTAAAAAATAAAAAAAGTTATATATTAAAATTATAAATCCTTTAATTTTAAAAACAATATTAAAATAATATATTTTAAATATAAGCCTTAATTTAGCCTTTTAATTGATTTTTATTTAATTTTTTACTATAATACATAGTATAAAACTTTGTATTTGATGAGGTTAAAATTTTGGGAAAAGTTATAGATATTTTTGCTAATTCTATCTTTATTAAGCCTAGATTAAATTTAACTCAGTGGGCTGAAAAATTCAGAATTTTAAGTAAAGAAAGTTCTAGTAATTATGGAAAATTTAAACCTTTTTCATATCAAATAGAGCCAATGAATGAAATTTCAAACTCTAAAAGAAGAAAGATTGTTTTGCTCTGGGCTTCACAACTTGGGAAAAGTGAAATGATAAACAATGCAATAGGTTATTTTATACATCAAGAGCCTAGCACAATTTTATTTATGCTTCCAAATGAAAATGACACAGAAGATTATAGCAAAAGAAGATTAGCTCCTATGTTTAGAGATTGCAAAGAGTTAAATAACTTAATAAATGCAAACGATAACTATAATACAATTTTGATAAAAAACTTCAAAGGCGGAAATCTTGCTTTAGTTGGCTCAAACTCTGTTAGCAAACTTGCATCAAAACCTATAAAATGCCTTTTTGTTGATGAAGCTGATAGATGCGAAGTAACAAAAGAAGGCGATAGTATAAAACTTGCAGAAAAAAGAACCATAACATTTTACGATAGAAAAACTATCATAAGCTCAACTCCAACATTAAAAGGAACAAGCACAATAGAGCAAGAGTTTTTAAACTCCGATCAAAGATATTTTTATGTAAAGTGTCCGCATTGTGGATTTGAACAAGTTTTAAATTTCGAGCATATCATTTGGGAAAAAGGAGAAGATGGAAGCAATGACTTAGAAAGCGTAAAGTATGAGTGTGTAGAATGTGGCTCACTTTGGAGCGAACAAGAAAAAAACTTAGCAGTAAAAAATGGCTCCTGGATAGCACACAATCCAAAAAGTGAGATAGCAGGTTTTTTTCTAAATGCTGTTTATTCTCCATTTTTTACTATGAAAGACATCGCAAAAGACTTCTTAGATAGCAAAAATAGCTCAGCAAAACTACAAACTTTCATAAATACAATCAAAGCTCAAGCCTATGAGCCGCCTAGTGCTAGTTTTAGAGATGATGAGCTTTATTCAAGAAGAGAGTTATATACAAAAGAGTGTGTGCCACAATGCGTTGAGTTTATCACAGGTGGCGTTGATATTCAAAAAGATAGGATAGAGGTACTTTTTACTGGTTGGGCTGAGGGTTTTGAGGCTTATCATATAGAATATAAGCAAATTTATGGAAATACTGATCAAAAAGAGGTATGGGAACAAACACTGAATTTCTTGCTGCAGCCTTTTATAAAAGAAAGTGGCACAAAACTAAATGCCTCTGCCGTTTTGATAGATAGTGGATATAAAGCAAGTGAAGTTTATAAATTAGCTTCTATGAGTAAAACTTTTATAGCTACAAAAGGTTTAAGCGAAACTAGCACAAAGAGCGATTTTTTAAACAAAGTCCAGATCAAAAAAGATGTATATAAATACAAATTTATGAGCATAGGAACATTTAAAGGTAAAAGCGAAGTTTTTAGGCTACTTGAAATAAAAGAATTCGGACAAGGCTATCAACACTACAACGAAAGCTTTACAAAAGAGTTCTTTTTACAACTCACAGCCGAAAGACTTGAAAAAACAAAAGACAAAAAAGGATATACAAAATACGCCTGGATTAAAAAAAGAGAGCGAAACGAAGCTTTTGATATAACTGTTTTAGCATTAGCTGGAGCAAAACTAGTTAAGCAAGGCAAGAAAAGGAGAATAGTAAAAAGATGAAAGATTTTAGATACCGACTTCCTGTAAATATAAGTATAAAAAATGCTATAAAATTTGAAAAACTTTGCGAAACTTATGACAAAACTATAAGTATAATGGCTGAAAAACTCATAAATGATTTTTACAGCAAAGATGAAAAAGTAAAAAGCTTTCTAAAAGGCTTTAATTATGAGAATACCTGCAAAAATAGCTAAGCGTAAAATACGCTATGATTTAAGTGTAAGTGCTGATACAGGCAGTATGTTAGATCAGCTTTGCGAAATTTACGGAAAAGAAAAAAGCGAAATGTTTGAGGATATAGTAATAAAAAGCTACAACGGAAATTTAGACATCAAAGCATATGATACAAGCCTAAAATATAAAAAATCTCAGCCAAATTTATTTAACATTAATGAGTTAAAATGATAGTAACAACAGACGAGTTAGCAAATTTACTAAACATTACACCTAGACGCATACAAGAGTTAGAAAAAGACAGCATTATTGATAAAATAGAGCGTAACAAATGGGACGCTACAGAATGCATAGAAAAATACATAAATTATAAGATAGATAGTGCTACTGAGAATTTTGGTCTTACAGAAGCTAGAGCTAAAAAAGAAAAAGCCGATGCAGACCTTAAAGAACTAGTACTAAAAGAGAAAAAAGGGCAAGTTATAAGCCTTACAAAGCTAGAGAAAGAGTTAAGCGATATAGCTATTACACTATCAAACAAACTTTATTCTTTACCTCACAAAATAAAAACTAGCATATCTTTAAGCGAAGAGATAGAAAATGAACTAAATAGACACATAGAAGAGATATTATATGATCTAAAAAATACTAAAACATACAAAGAGTATAAAATTTAGCTTTAAATTGCAAGTTCTTTTTTAGCAAGTTCGCAAAGCCATGCAGAGCGATTTTTTGTAACCAAATCAATTGCATTTACAACGCCTTTTGGTATTGTTAAATTTATGCGAATTTTTACATTTTCATCAATAGGCTCATATATTGTTTCGCCATTTTTTAAAGCACTCTCAACATAACAAGCAAAAGCTTCTTTTAAATCTTTTATAGCTTCCATTTCGCTTTTACCCCATCCAGCCATCAGATTATTTTTTATTAATCCAGCATCTGAATATTTTGCAAAATAATCTCCATCATTTAACTTTTTTACAACAATGGTATATGGTAAGTTTAAATAATAGTCTAAATCTTTTTTCATTTTATATCTCCTTTATCTTTGCTAAAATTTGCAAAACATAAATATCTTTTATAGGCTTATGATATGGCACTACTATACTATCGCTACCTTTTTTAAATTTATGATGCGAACCTTTCACATGATCTAGCACATATCCGTATTTTAAAAGTATTCGTTTTATATCATCAAAACTTGCATTTTTTGGATTATTTTCAAGCTTTTTTATAAGTTTATCAATGCTAGACATTTTTATTCCTTTTATACTTATAATTATACACACTTTTTATTATATATTGTTGAATTTTTTAACAATGTAATAAATTATTTTAATATTTTGCATAATTTTACTTATGAAAACAATAGAAGAAAGAATACTTTTAATAGACCTAGCAATAGATAGCGTATTAGATAATCTCCAAAACGGCATCGAGATAAAAGAATACTGGATAGATAATGTAAAAATACAAAAAAGAAGTCCTTTTGAGCTTATAGAAGAGCTTAGAAAAATGCGTTCCGCACTCAAAAAAGATGCAAAAAAAAGTGCGTCCTGCTTATAAACAATATTTTTTTTGGAAGTGCTAAATGTCAAGAAAACAAAAAAAGAGAGTTCAACAATTTTTTAGATTTCCAAGTTTAGAGCCAAATGCCTTAAACGCTAATGAAATTTATGCATTAGCCTCAAATACAGATATAGATAAATCTGTTTCATTTCTAAGAAAACAAAGCCGAACAATAAGCGTAAGCACTTCACTAACAACGGGCTTTTTTGAAACTCTATCGAGTGAAGTTTTAGGCGAACAAGGGATAATTTTAAACATAAATACACAAGATAAAAAACTAAACGATAGAATGGAAAAAGCTTTTTTTGAATGGGAAGTTTCTTGCTCCATAAATGGTAGCGATGATTTTGAAGATATAGAAGAGCAAATTTTAAGAGCATATTATAGAGATGGCGAAGCATTTGTAAGGATCATAAGAGGAGAAAAACTTCAAATAGAAGTTTTAGATGCAGATAAAATAGATGATAATTATAATGATGATAAACAAAACATAAAAAACGGAATTCAAAGAGAAGAAAGCACACTAAAACCACTTTTTTATTTTTATAACATAGAAGAAAAGGGGTTTAAAAAAACTCTCAAAAAAATACCAGCAAGAGATATTTTACACATTAAAAAAGAGTTGGTGCGAGGTCAAGCAAGAGGTATAACTCGTTTTGCTGGAAGCATAATAGATATAAACTCAAAAGACAAATACAAAAAAGCTGAACTTGATAGAGCAAGACTAAACAGCGAAATAACAGGTTTTATCATAGATAAAGATGCTGGAACTGATCTTGGCTCAAGCGATGAGGTAGAAATACCACAAAGTGCTACAACTGGTAAAATGAGTTATATAGGTGCAGACATGGAAGTTAAATTTACACCTGAAAACAAAACTCCAAACATTGCTGATTACCTAAAAAGCACAGATAGAGAAGTTGCAAAAAGTTTAGGAATGAGTTATGAAAACTATACAGGCGATTTAAGCGGTGTAAATTTCAGCTCTATTAGACAAGGTGTTTTAAGTGAGAGAAGAAATTTTAGACGACTGCAAAGATTTTTAATCCGTAAATTTCACAATAAAATATTTAACGAGTGGTTAAAAATAGAGCTAATAAACGGCTCAATAAAACCAAACGAATATGAAAAAATATTATCAAATTTCAACTTCAAAGCTCAGCTATGGGAGTATATAGATCCTACAAAAGAGGTTAATGCATCAAAAATAGCTATACAAAGTGGCTTTAAAACAAGGACTGAAGTTTTAAGAGAAAAAGGCATAGAGTTAGATACATTTTTAGAAGACTTAGAAAAAGACAAACAAATTATGCAAAAACTCAAAGAAATAAGCGAAATATCTAACAATGTAACAAAAAATAGTTAATTTAGCAAAAATTACGCAAAAGGATAGAAATGAGAATAAAAAAAGAGCAGATACAAAGTGCAAATTTTGAAGCAACTTTACAAAAAAACAACGCCTTTAATGATGATGAGCTTACGATAGGCTTTATAGCTCTAAGTAAAGATAATTTGCATAAACGAAGTTTTTTTGGCGATGAGTATTATTTAAGCGTGGATACAAAAGGCGTTAAATTTAGTGCAAAAACGCTATATAAAGACCATAGACCGAGTTTTGATAGTGCCATTGGCAAGATAGAAGAAGTTAAATTCGAAGATGGAAACTACAAAGTAAAAGTAAAATTTGATAAAGATATTAAAGAAAGCTTTGAAGCATACAATAAATACAAAGCCGGTTTAAGTAGTAGTGTAAGCGTAGGTTTTGGGGAGATAAAACTAAAAGAGATGGACGATATTGACGGACTACCTCATTTTCAAATTTATGATGGTGTGGTTGAGGAACTTAGTGCTGTGTGGCAAGGTGCAGATCCAAACGCAAAAGTAAGTAAATTTAACAAACAAAAAGGAGAAAATATGCCAAAAGAGATTTTAGAAAAAGTTGAGATTGAGAAGCCTAAAGAGTTAGCAAAAGAGACAAGTGCTGATGAGGTTGCTAAATTTGAAGCTAAAGCAAAACTAGAAGCTGAGGAACGCAAAGATATCATAGAACTTGCAAAAGTTTTAGGAAAAGAAGCTGAGGGGTTAAAGGCTATTGAAAATGGACTAAGCTATAAAGAATTTAGCAAAGAGTTAGCAAAACTTAATCAAAGCGAAAAATACGAAACACTAAGTTATCAAACAAGCTCAAAAAAAGAACTTAATAATGCATTTAGTTTAGCAAGAATTTTAGCAAATTCATTAAATCCAAATGTAAAATTAGGTATTGAGGCTGATTTTGTTGGTAAAAATGGCGGATTTATGTTGCCAGATGAGTTTATATCTCATTTTGCAGATACACTCACAACTACAACTACTGCAAAAGGTGCAGTTAATCAAATTTATCGTGGCGACTTACTTATAGAGCAGTTAAAACAAGATAGCGAATTTTTAAGCAAAGTGCATTTTTTATCAGATCTAAACGGCACAGTAACAATTCCAAGAGATAACAGCAACATAACTGCTGATTTTGTGGAAGAAGGTGCCTCAAGAGACGCTGAGCCTTTAAGTTTTGATTACATCACGCTAAGCCCACACACTTTAACAAGTGCAGTAACAATAACAAGAACTATGTTAAATATGGGTTTTATGAGTTTAGATAGCTATGCATATACACTTATAAAAGAAGCAATTCGCAAAAAACTTGAGTTTGCTCTACTTTATGGTGATGGTGTTGTAAAAGGACTATTTAACACAGCTGGCATTCCTGCGATAGAAGGATATTTAGGAGCACCTACCTTAGAGACAACTTTAGCTTTTGGTGGCAAGCTAGATGATGCAAATGTTGATACAAACAAAGCGGTATTTTTCTTTAAAGGTAGCGACATAAGTCTTTTAAAATCAACTCCAAGAGGCAAAAGTCTAGATGTGCATTTGATAGAAAATGGCAATGATTTACAAGGCTATCCAGCACTAAAAAACAATCAACTCAAAGCTAAAGAATGCGTATTTGGAGACTTTTCAAATCTCTTAGTTGGTGCATTTGGGGGACTAGAAATAAAACCACTACCAATTGCAGGTGGAAATATAAAACTTGAAGGCTTTTATGATATAGATGCAAAAGTTAAAAGAGAAAAAGCATTCGTTGTATCAAAACCAACAGCTTAAAGGAGTAAAAAATGAAATATAAAGTTTTGTATAGTTTTATGCATGCAGGAAAAATAGTAAAAAAAGATGAAATTTTAGAGTTAGAAGATGGCACTGATAAAAACTACATTAAAAGACTTTTAGTGATTAATGCTATTAGTGAAGTTAAAGATGAGGTTGAAGATAATAAAAAAACTACACCCAAAAAAACTACTAAAAAAAGTGATGATGAGTGATAGATAGAATACTTCTAGCAAATGACCTAAGAAAGATACTTAACCAGTCTGTAAGTGTTGATTTGACGCTTACAGATGGAGAGGTTAGAAAATGCCATTTTAACAAAACCACTAAAGTTATTTTTGATGATGGACTTACTGCAACAAAACCTAGCATTTTGCTTTTAGAAGAAGATAACAAAGATATAAATGTAAAAACAATTATAACTATAAACAACATAAAATACGAAGTAACACAAATAGAGCTAGAAAGCAATGTTTTAAAAAGATGTTTTTTAAAGGAGCTTTAAAATGCCTATTACAGAAGTAAATGGTAAAGCTGGGGAATTCATAGTAGAACAAGAAGAAAATATCGGAAGCTCCTTTAGAGAAAACATTATAAAAGATTTAGAAATTTGTTTAAAAGATATAGCAAATATAGAAATTTTTGAAATTTATACATTTGATAAAAATTATTTGCCTCTCATCGTTATTAGGGATACGCAAGATAACATCGAAACAAGTTCAGCTCATAGGCTAAAACACTCTTTAAATGTAGAGTTAAGATTAATTACTAGCGGATATGAAAACTCCAAGAAACTACTATTTAAAGTATTAGAAAAATTAAAATATTTTAAGAGTGATTTTGTGATTAAAGAGTTAAAAGGCATAGATAGAGATAATTATGAAATAGCAGATAAAACATATATACTAACTCAAATAAATATAAATTTTGTTTATTTTACGCAAGAGTGGAGCTATTAATGATATCATTAGGCATAATTAAAGAAGTTAATTCTAACAAATCTTTAGTAAGAGTAGATTATCAAGGAACTATTAGCGAGTTTATACCATATGTTACTATAGCAAACAGCTATAAAAAACATTTTATACCTCCAAGGATAAACGAGCAAGTAATTTTAATAAAATGTGATAATGGTGATTTAAAATTCGCCATAGGCTCATTTTTTTCAAGGCGATATAAAGAGCCAAGCGGAGCAAATCAAACAACAGAAGTTATAGAGTATGAAGATGGTACAACTATAAGTTACGATACTAAAACATCTACTTTAAATTTAACAAATCCAAAAACAATAAATTTAATATGCTCTAATGCTATGAATATAACCGTCCCTACTATAAATTTAAATGGCGATTTGATAGTAAGTGGAAATATTACAGACAGCAGAGGCGATTTAACAGGACATAGTCATAGCGACAGCGACGGTGCCACAAGTCTACCTAGATAGGAAAATTATGTATAAACTAACTATAGAAGAAAACATAAAACGTATATTAAGCACAAACAAATATACTAAAACACTCCGCCCTACTTTTGGACTTGATCATCATATAGACAAAAGAATGGATTTAAAAACACTAAGTTATTTAAAAGATGACATTTATGAGCAATTACATACATACGAGCCAAGAATTAAATTAAAAGAAATAAGGTTAATACCCACACAATAAACATAGAAATAACATATATAACAAAAGATACAAACGACAAAAAAGACATAAATATACAAATTTAACAATGTAACAAAATATCCCTTTTTTAAATAAGATTTTCTAAAAATAAAAAAGGATAAGAGTGAAGTTACCAAATTTCATACAGCCACTTGATATAGACAAAGAGCGAAATGAAATAATACAAGAATTTAAACAAAAAAGTTCTAAACTCGATTATATACCATTAATCGGCGATGATTATATAACTCTTATTGATATATTTTTGTATCGCATAAACAATAAAATACAAGAAATAAATTTCAAAATAGCAAACAATTATCTAAATTTTAGCTCAGGTGAGTATTTAGATGAACTTGTTGCACTAATAGGCATAAAAAGACATAAAGCGGTTAAACCAATAGCAACTATAAAAATAAGCGTAAATAGCCCAACATTTTTAGCTCGTGGCACAAAACTAATAGATACAAAGGGGCATAATGCATATTTTTTAAAAGATGTGCTAATACAAGGCGAAGCAACAGCTAAAATAGAACTAGATGTATACACAGATGAGCAGTATCAAACAACAATTTTAGAAGTTCCAAATATATATGTAAAAAGTATAGAAATTATAGAGCCATTTACAGGCTTTAAAGCAAAAGAGAGCGATGCGGAACTCCTTAATAGATATTTATTATCATTGCACCGTTTTAGCACAGCAGGAAGTAAAAAAAGTTATCTATTTTATGTTCTTAATATAGAAGGTATCAAAAGAGCAAATGTATATATGTTAAGTCCAGGTGTTGTGCAAATTATTCATTTTTCATATTTTGCAAATGATGTAGCCCAAATTAAGATAAGAGAAGCATTAGTAGATGATAGAGTGCCTTTAACAGACAAAATAGAGATAAAACCTGCAAATAGAATAAAACTTGATTTAAATATAGAAATTACGCTTTTTAAAGATTTTATGTTTTCAGAAGTTTTAACAAATGCAACAAAAAAGCTAAATGAATATTTTGATACTTTAGACATCGGATTTACTCCACATAGCTCAAAACTTATAGATGTAGCATTTGATGAAAATGTTAAATCAGTTGAAGTTAAAACACAAATTCCTTTAATAGATAGAGATAGTATTTTGATACTAAACTCACTAACTATAACAAAGGCTCAAAATGTTTGATTTAAGAACATATAGCGATGAGGTCTTTAGAGTTGATGAGGTTTTAGAAAAAACACTACAAAAAAGCTTAAATTTTGATACAAAATTTTTCTATAAAAACAATGATTTCAACTCAAATTTTTTAGTAAATACTTTTGACATAGATACACAAGATAAAAATTCTAAAGAAATATCAGAACTACTTATAGAGCCACTTAAAACGCATTTTTTAGAGGGCACTAAATATTCTTTACAAAAAGCCCTAAAAACCTTTTTTGGTGATAGCGAAATTTTTGAATGGCACGAATATAATGGCAAACCTTATCATTTCAAGGTTAAAGGTATTGATATTACAAATTCAGGCACTGATAAAAATGCTTTAAATCATCTTGATAAAACTATAAATGAGTATAAAAATGTCCGTAGTGTTTGTGAGAGTATAGAATTTACTCAAAACAAAAAATTCAAACAATTTGTAGGTGTAGCGTTTAATGTTGCAGTTAGTGTAAATTTGTATCCTAGCGTAGAAACAAAGTTAGAAAGCATTTTCACAAAAGAAATCAGTAGTTATACTCATACACAAGAAACTATAAATTTAGCATAAGGAAAAATAATGGCAAATGGAACAATCTTAACAAAACAGGGCTTAAATCTGACACTAAAAGCCACATCTGGCGAAAAAATCAAGCTTGTAAAAATGAAAATCAGTGATGATGATAGCACTATAAGTGAAGATGACATCTCGATGAATGGAAACATTCATGAGTTTGATATAGCAAGTATAACTATAGATGAGAGAGATCCTAATATGCTCGTGATAAGCTCTATAATTCCTGCTGGGGTTGGTGGCTTTTGGATAAAAAAGGTTGGAGTATTTGATGAATTTGATAAGCTCTTTGCCATAAGCAATTTTGCTCCAAGCTACAAGCCACTTTTGGATGAGGGTATAGCAAAAAGCATAATCATAAATTTCTATTTAACTTTAAGTAATGCCCAGTGTGTTGAACTAAGAGTAGATGATAATTTGATATATGCACCAAGGCAGTGGGTCATAGATAACCATTACAATAAAGCTTATATAGACGCTTTAATGTTAAAAAACAAAGCAGAGTTTAAAAAAGACATAGATGATATAAATAAAATCATTCAGCCACAAAAAGATATTCATTATGGCAATAGTGTCACTTTTTCATATTCTACAGAACTTCAAAATGCACTAAAACCATCATACAAGGATGGTATTTTCCTGACACATGAATTTTTTGTAAATTCAGACACACAAAACAGTGTAACTATGGCTTATCTTGTTAAGCCAGGAACATATATCACAAAAGAACTCTTTTCGCATGCTGATTTTTTCATTGGAGAAAATTTTACAAATTTCATTTCGTATGAAGAGCCAATTTTGAAAGTTGAAAATATCTCAAAATACATTTTTTCTTGGGATATAACTTACTTAAAAATAAATAACGGTATAGACATTAAAAGTTTAAATTTACCTAGCTTAAAAAATCTTGTCATATCTGAGTCAAAAACACCACTTTCAAGCTCTCCTGTTTATAAAACAGATACCTCAAAAATCAAAAACTTAGAAAGTTTTTCATTTTTTGATACTAAAGTAAAAATTGATTACACACATCACAATGACAATTTAAAAAAGCTTGACATAAACTCTACTAGTACATTTAATAAGTTGAGTTTAAAAAATGTAGATTTGGGAGATAGTATAATCAATGCAGTCAATGATATAGAAATAGATTTTGATAATTCTTATATAAAACACTTTCATGCTCCTGATTTACTAAAATATGAAAAACTGATTTTAAGAAATTACACCGAGAATGATAGTGACACAATCAATTTTTTTATAAAAGAACAAACAAATGTTCAAAAAGATATGATTCTTGAAAATATAAATGTACCACTTGCTTTAAAAACTATATTTAATAAGTCAGCAATTCCCGTTATTTATAAAAAAATAGATTTAAAAAATATTACTTTGCAAAATAGTTCACTTATGATAAAAAACGATGGAAGTTCTGGTAATCTCTCTATATGTGATTTAAGTATAGAAAATGTTCGGAATTTAATAACATTAAAAGAATATACAAACTTTGCAAGCGAGGCTTTTCGTCAAGTAAAGATAGCAAACAATCCTGATTTAGTATCAGTAGACCGCTTGTCATCACAAGGTGCAGTAGCTCATATTGGCGCAATAGAAAAAGAAAAATTTATCATTTGGCATATTGAAAAAAACCCTAAATTAGTTAGTATGGCTGGTGGGTATACATCTCATATCTCTACACACAAATCGGTTATTTCGATCGTTGATTGCCCCTTATTTGATGGAGAAAAAATTTATATGCTAGATTTTTTTGAATATAAAATCAAAAACTCATGCAAAAATTCAACAGCTTTAAACCTTGCAATTGGCAAATTTATTGCAAATACTACACTCACAACAAATTACCTTGAGAATTTAGACACAATAGAAACAATAAAAATACATGTTGCTCATTATACTAATTACACACCATCTTTGATTATAAAAAATTTGCCAAAGTTAAAAAATATTAAATATGTTAACCATTCAACAAAAGAGGATACATCAGAATCTATAAATTGTGCAAAAATATTTACTTTGCTGTTTGAAAATACCCCGCTATTAGAAGAAATAAATTTACCTACAAAAGAATCTTCAATGACAGTAGATCAAGAAGTATTAGATCTATCTACTTGCAAAAATCTAAAAATAATAAATTTTGGCAATGCTAAAAATCTTTTTAAAAAGATAATTCTTTCTAAAGAAGTTGAAGGAAAAATCAATTTAAATGGTATTACTAGTGAAATAACATATAAGGAGTAAAGAATGTATTTTTATGAAATTCCAATGAATGATGAAAAAATGTTTAAATACCCATTAGAGTTAGTTAAACAGTCAAAAGGTAAAAATATATGGGCTTCAAGAACTCCTATAGAAGAGTTAAAGCCTATAGAAAATGACACAACAAAAGATTATTTAGAAAATAAAATAAATAATCTAAAAGACAAAAAGTTAAAAGAAATTTTA